TTAGCTGGAGCGGATGAAATCCATGAGCTGATCAACGACTTCAAAACGTTGATTATCATTGATGTGGGTATACATATCAAGGGTGGTTTGGACATTGTTATGACCTAATCTGTCTGAAATGATTTTGGCTGTAACACCTGCTTCAAATAGGAGAGAAGCGTGTGTGTGCCTGAAACCGTGAGGAGTGATTTTTTTGACATCTTTATGTTCACAAAAGAATCTTCTAAGTCTCTCTTTAACAGCTGAAGGAGAAATCCATCCTCCGAAACTATTCGTAAAAATATAATTCGAATCATGTTTATAAGGCACACCAGCATGGAAATATTCTTTTATTTGTTGACGTTTCCAGAGTTTTAATACATTCAGAGTCTCATCATCTAAGGTGATAACCCTCGTACTCCTTTTGGTTTTAGGATCCTGAACAGTTTGCTTGTCACCAATTACGACAGCTGTACGAGAAACACTTAACAACTTATTTTCAAAGTCAACATCTGACCACATGAGTCCGATAGCTTCTCCAGTTCTCAATCCTGAAAAAGCGAGTAAGTGGAAAAAAGTGTAGTCTACTGGTTTGCAATTTGCTTTGTAAACTTTAAGGAACTTGGTTAGCTCCTGCTTTGTATAGTAGTTTTCTTTGGCCTTTAAAGGCTTGTTTTTAGGCTTGATAATCTTGTCCAATGGATTTGACTTAATGATGTCAATAGAAGTGGCATACTTGAAAATACGGCTAATGACAGAGTAGTAATTGGCATAGAGGATATAGCGATTGCTTAACTGGATAGCAACCTTTTGACAATAAGCTACACTGATCTGCTGGATTTTCATATCTGTAAAATACAAGTCAATCATAACATCAAGTTTTTTCTTAACGTTCTGATAGGTTGTTGGTTTTACAGTGCTCTTATAGCTATCAAGCCATAACTCAGCGACTTCAGCGAAAGTAGGGTTCTGGAAATCTTCATTGTTTGAAAAACCGTTCTCTTCAACATCTAAGAGAAGGTCACGTTCGGCAGCCTTTGCCTCTTTAATGGTTTTAAAACCACGTCTTGTTGTGCGTTTTTCTTTTCCAGTAGCAGGGTCTATGCCCAGGTATGTTTGAAAGAGATATCTAGTCTCTCCTTTTTTTGTAATATATTTTTTTATCATAAAAAAGTCCTTTCTTTTCGATTGCTTGCCCGCATAGTTGAAAAGGTGTAGAACTTATGATAAACTATAGTTGTATTTTTTTATCATCCTTTCCATTGCTTGCTTGATGGAAAGTTAAATCCTCACACTCAAAATTTGGCGATGGCGAGTGTGGGGATTTTTTTATTTTTTAGCAAGACGCCATACTGTTAAATCTAAATAGTAAGTTAAGTTACTTTTACGAGAAACGACTCTCTCAGTTTCGATATTTAGGGTTTTATATGGTCCTCCTCTACCTGTAAGGATTGCATCATATCTGTAATTTAGATTAGAAATGTAGGATGAAACTTGTGTTGCAATCGTAGCTGGTAAGTATCCGACAAAGATATTATTCACTAAAACTTTGACAGCATTTTTATCATGCGGATTTGAAGGTTCTGGTAATAGTTGAACGTCTACTGTTTTCAATTTATTGTATTTGTAAACAGGTTTATATGTTTCAAGCATATAAGATTTCAAACTCTTATTATCTTTCCCAAAATAATGGACACCCTTGGAAAGAAAATCAGCTGCAATCTCAGCTTCTTCTTGATGATAATTTGTTCCCATTAATAAGAAATCATCTCGGAAAACAATTGTATCAATCTGTGGACTGTAATTTTCAACTTTCTTCTTTTTCTCTCGCTTTGCAGTTAAACGACCAATAATGTAAGTTATAAAACCAGTAATAAACAAGAAGAAGCCGAGAGGTGGAAATAAAAATAGGAATATAGCACCTAAAAACATAAAGACAAGCCCAGCTTCTTTATATTCTTTTGGAGTGTGTTGCTTTTTGCCGTTCGAGGCAAGAATAGATTGCTGTTTGTTGTTGACCACTTTCTTCTTTCTCTTTTTGGATGATTTAAACAAATCCGAAAGTCCAAAGGTTGTCTTATGATAAACCTTGTTATACATGGCTTTCTTTGGATTTTTAACCCATCCCATCCCTTTCTTACCATAGCCCGGGATAATAGCTTTTTTAGCTTGTCTTTTCCATTTACTAGTAGTTCTAGCTTTTAAACTTCTGGTTAGACTTGGTTTTCTCATTCCTATTTTCATAACTTTCTCCTTTTAATTTTCTATTGGCATGAAGTTTCCGACTATTTTTCCAATGATTCTTGGATCTTCTTCAAATGGTGCGAATTTATCTTTATATTTGTTATTGATAGAGACGAGTCTGAGACCGTCTTTTTCTTTATAGACTTTCTTGATATAAGTTTGACCATCCCAATCAACTGCATAAATGGCACCATCGTAGTCAAAACCTGTTTCTTTGATGAGAACGACCTCTCCATTCATGTACTTAGGCTCCATGGAATCTCCGAAAACCCAAGAAGCAAAATCGTGGTCTAGGTCTTTGTCATAAAAAACAGTGTCATAGTTCCCATCGTTGAAGTATGAAAATCCAGTACCAGCTGAAAGTTTTTCAAAAACACGGTATTCAAAAAGCTTTTCCTCAATCATAATCACTTTATTATTCTGCTCTTTTAATTGTTCATTAGCATAGTTCAGAACTTTTTGTTTTCTTGGAGTTGACAACTGTACAGCTTTTTCAGTTATTTTCTGAACAAGAGGGGAAGTAGGTATTTTCAGTTCTTGGACAGGAGTATCGTCTGACATAGGAACATTATATCCCATTAACCAGGCTTCGGAGACCCCCAATGTTTTAGATAATAAAACAAGTTTGTCTTGATCAGGAGAAGACTTTCCTGAAACATATTGTGACAAAGCACTCTTACCCATTTTGATACCAAGTTCCTTTTGAAGTGGTAAAGAACTATTCAAGATATCTACTTGTCTAAGATTTCTTTCAGACAGAATTTGTTTTAGTCGTAAAGATGTTGTAGTTTTCATATTTAACACTCCGTTCTCAATAGTAATTATATATCTATTTGAACAAAAGTTCAAGTGAAAAAGCAAAAAGTTCAAAAAAAATTGAACTTATGTATTGACAAGGCAAAGAATAAGGAGTAGAATTATAACTACAAAAGTTCAAATAACTTGAACAAAAGATAGAAAGGGGAATAAATGAAATTTGATTATTCAAAATTGAATGGAAGAATTACTGAAATTTTTAATAGCAAGAAAAAATTCGCTAAAGCTATGAAACTTTCAGAACGAAGTATTTCACTTAAATTAAATAATCAGCGTTATTGGAAAAACAACGAAATTACAACAGCTTGTAATCTGTTACTTATTCCAGATAACCAAATAGGAGATTATTTTTTTAAACCAGAAGTTCAAGGAACTTGAACAAAATAAAACTAGAAAGGAACACTATGAACAACGCAGCGCAAAAAGTAACACGGATTGACAAAGATGCCTGGGAGATCGCTACGGAGCTGGCGAACGAATACGGCGTATCTATTTGTCACATCATCAGCGAGAGCGTCCGCTACTGTGCAGAGAATGCTGAATTTAAGGAGATGGACGTTGTCGTTAAACGATTGGTAGTCGGCAGTAAGGTGCTGGAGTAGGAGGGTGGAGATGAATGAACTAGAAAGAACAGCCCTCAATGAGATATTGAGGACCGTGACCTATATTGCTGAGAAGAAAGGAAAGAGATATGGCAAATAAGGGATTTAAAAATAGTTACATCGATAGAAAAAAATTAAGTAGTAGTCTTAAAACACTGATGACTCAACAAGCTATTGAAAGAGCAGAGCTTGCTGAGTCTCAGCGTAAGGAACTTGAAGAATTTCTCAAGGATCTGCTTTAATTACTTAGAGCCACGTCGCCATTGCTCGTCAAGCATGTCCGCTTGTTGATCGAGTAGTACATTGACAGTATCAATTATTTGAAAAGTGACATCATCTACTTTTTCGTGATTATCAGATAATGTCGCAATGAGTAATTTAATCTTGTCTTGCCCTAAGTCAACCATCACATCGAATGGATTTTGTTCATTATTCATTACATCACCCCCTTTCTGCTTTTATTATAGCAAAAAGGGGAGAAGAATAGGAAGGAAAGAGATATGAGCAACCTATCAAAAAATTTACTACCAAATACCGAATTTAGAAAGGAACTTTATGAACGAAATTTTTAATTTTCACGGTCAGGAAGTCCGTACTTTGACAATTGATGACAAGCCTTGGTTCGTTGGGAAAGATGTTGCAGACATCCTAGGATATAGCAAGGCTAGAAATGCGATTGCTCTTCACGTTGATGAAGAGGACGCCCTAAAACAGGGCATCCCTACTAGTGGTGGAACACAGGATATGTTGATCATCAACGAATCTGGTCTCTACTCTCTCATCTTATCCAGCAAGTTGCCTCAAGCTAAGGAGTTCAAGCGCTGGGTGACATCAGAGGTCTTGCCAGCTATTCGCAAGCAGGGCGGATTTATCCGTGAGGATTTGGACGAGGATGCCTTTATTGCTCTCTTTACTGGACAGAAGAAATTGCGTGAGCAACAGACTAGCATGTTGGAAGATATCGACTACCTCAAGAGTGAGCAACCGATTCATCCAAGCTATGCTCAGTCGCTCCTGAAGAAGCGTAAGGCTAGGGTTGTGGCTTGCCTGGGTGGCATTGATAGCCCAGCTTATGCGGATAAGATTTTTGCTCAGTCGGTATTTAGACAAGCTGAGATTGACTTTAAAGACCACTTCAACATTAGTCGCTATGACTTGCTACCCAAGAAGCATGCGGACGCTGCTCTAGCTTACTGGATGACGTGGGAGCCAAGCACCAATACCAAGATGAAAATCATGGAACTGAACGCATTTAGTCAAGCGTAGGGAGGGAAAGAAAATGAGACCAAAACGGTATCCGTATAGTGGAAAAAAAGAGTCCACCTTTGTAAAGGCAGACAATGAATTAGTTGAAAAACTTTTAAGAAAAACTAGTTATCTTGAGAATTTACAAGTTATGTTAGCAACGAAACTGTAGTTTCTGTCTTGAGGCTGATATAGGAGGTTGAATGGAAGATAAAATCATCGAACTTGCTGATTACTTCATCAGTGAATCTACAACGTACAGAGAAGCTAAAATAGCGTGTGAGAAGCTATTTAGACAAGTCAGCCATGAGATAGAACTCAGAGCGCTGGAAAGTAAAACAGTTTGACAACAACGCAAAAAAGCACCTGACGAAGTCAGGCGCATACTAAAACAATTTAAACCATTATATCACAAAAATGCTTGCCCGCATAGTTGAGAGGATGTAGAAAATGGAAGGTATAACGTTACAATTACGATTAGACGGCGAAAGTGCTGAATTGTTCACAAATCAATTATTGGCTTTTGCTGAAAAGCAGGTCAAGGAGCAATTAGAGAATGATCGCATGCCAATCAATCAACAGGCTTTGATGAAGAAGTTCGGCTTTACTCATGGCTATATTAAAAAGTTAGAACGTAAAGGATTAAGATTTCGTAAGCAAGGGAAAGATATTATGTATGATATCAATGATGTTTATGAAATTTTGGAATTAGAAAAAGAAGTACGAAAATTAAGAGCATAAGGAGAGAAACAAATGTTTGAACCACCGATTTTAGACCAGTTGATGGGCGTTGGAGCTTTGCTGATTGGTTTTGCAGGGGCTTATCGTCATATCAAACTACAAGAGGAGCGTAAGAAAAAAGAGAGACAAGAAGAGCAAGAATTTGCGTCTATGATTATTCGAGGCTATAACCATGCTTACGAACGTGGTAGAGAGGCTGAACGTCAAGAAATCCGCAAGAATATTCGTCGTCCGTTCAAGGGCTTTACCTACGACAATGAACCGCCTGTAGGCTTGCGTCCTGAGCCGTTAGCTTTGCCAGAACCTAAACAGTCTGCAATCAGATTTTTGTAATGAGGAGGTCAGGAAATGCAAGAATTGATTGAATGGCTGGATAACCTGATTATGATTGTTAAAGAACTGGAAGGAAGGGAATCAACTTCAAGACATTTTATTACGATATGGGAAAACGATTATAAAAATCTATTACTAGTCAAAGAATACCTAACCGACTATGAAAAACTAGCAAAGGACTATCGTTATGTGACCCTTAAAAATAAGCTGCTAAAGATTGAAAAAATGGAGCTGGAAGGCAGGCACATCTATGAGGATATGCGGATGAAGTATCGTGCCAATCGCAGGAAGTGGGGTGCTCGGTATGTCTGAAATTAAGTGGATAAAAATCACAACCGATATTTTTGACGATGAAAAGATTTGCCTGATTGATGCCTTGCCTGATCCTGATGCCATCTTAGTGATATGGTTCAAGATTTTGACACTTGCTGGAAAACATAACAGTAATGGTTTGTTGATGATGACTGATAAGGTTCACTATACAGATGAAATGTTAGCTACTATTTTTCGTAGACCATTGAATACAGTAAGAATGGCTATTGGAGTTTTTGAACAGTTTGGGATGATTGAGATTATCGATGGTATTATTAGCTTGCCAAATTGGGAAAAACATCAAAACGTTGACGGAATGGAGAAAATCAAGGAACAGACACGTAACCGTGTAGCCAAATACCGTAAAAAACAGAAAAATCTTGCTCTTGGTAACGTTACAGGTAACGTTACAGTAACGGACGGTAACGCACTAGAAGAAGATAAAGATAAGAATAAGAATAGATTAGAT